GGCGTATTGTTTCGTCCTTCATTCTTGATTGTTTGGTTGTGCCAAGATAATAAGCAAAGGCCATACCGGCAAAAGTGAACACCTGCCCAACACCCATGTTGAACAAATCCTTCTTAGCATCAGGAACGATCGGACCAAACGCAAGGAAAGCAAATGCACCCATGTACATTACCAATGCAATGATGACGGTCGCACCCATCAACCAATCACGCTTGCCACCTGTGGCCTTCATATACTCAACCTCACGCGTGCGTGCTGATTCACGATCCTGTACTTCTAGTTTGAATGTTTCCATTTCCAAACGCAGGAAGTCCATTTCAAATTCATGACGCATGCGTTCAAATTCAAGTGCCAGTGCCTGCACTTGTGTATCATTTTCTTTGCGATCATTCAGCAATTCGCCAACCTTTTCGATGGCCTCTATTCCCGTCACATCACCAACAACTTCAAGCACATCACCTGCAACTGGTTTGATTTTTTCAGTTACGAACTTCCAAAATTTTGTTTCTTTGAATGGTTTTTTTTTGCTCATTTTTTTGAAGTGAAAACGTAAATAATTCTTTCAAATATTAGTTTGTAATTCTGCGCCAAATAGATATTGATTTTTTCACCAAGCAACGTAGACAAGCCAACAATCATTGATGATGCAAATGGTGAATAGCTCATCCACACGCAATACATTCCTGCCATCCATGCCCAAAATAAAGAAACACATACGATGGCAATCCATGCAAACCATGACAACTTTCTGCGCATCAAAATCTCATTGGATATTTTTGCTACAACTGCCACAAAGGCGCTCATTATTGCTGCACCAAATTTGGCAAAGAATTGATTGACTTCATTTAGATGTTCCATCAGTTTTTTTTCTGTTGGGATTTATTGTTGGTTGTGATTTGTTGTCTAAGTATTGACGCAAAACTTTTGCAAGTTTAATTGCATTGATCTTCTGTTGTGATTTGTTCATGGCAGGTATCTGTTTAATCTTGTTTGACGTCTGCCCATTGCAGTGTTATTACCTGAGAAGTCAAAATTCAAACCTAAGTGTGAACGTGGTGATAAGTCAGCACCAGTGTTTGTGCTATACTCAGGAAACAATGCAGAATTGTTGCACAAATAATCGTGCAATCGTTTTTCATAATACGTTGCATTGTTCTTTGCATCTTCAATCAATCGGTTCATTTCACTCATTCCAACAGAAGTTGTATTGTCTGAGTTATGCTGAGCAATTGCACCATTGTCAATCTTATAATTGATGTTTGGAAGCAACTCATGGCATGTGCGCCACACCAATAATGGACGCAGATATTCATCAAGCAGAATTAAATAATTGCCTGCAATAGTACCAGCAGCAGCATCTGCTTTGATCTTGTTCATTAGTTCAGTGCCAGTGAATGGCTCTATCCATTTATCCTGTGCAAGGCGAATGTATGGATAGATTTTAGCAGCCTCGACTGAATCATTGATCTGTGTGTTTTGGTACACATAATCTTCAGTTATTAAAAGTGTTTGTGCCATAGTTTATCAATTTTTTCTGCCTTGGTTTGGCATGTTTATCGGTTTCATTTTTGCCTTCATCCAATACACTGAATCCTTGAAGCTAAATCCTAAACGTCTTGCATCCATGTTGGATATTTCTTTGTCATTTTTCAAGCCTTTGTTCGGTAAGAATTTACCACCATCACGCTTACGCATATAGATTTGACGTGACCAATTATGATGGCAATTAACACCACCTTTGTAAAGGAAAATTGAATAGGTGCTTTCACCAGCAGCAGCAAATTCACTATTCACACCACTATCACCCATGCGCACAATATCTTCATACCTGTATACCACACCTGCCTTTGATGCTTCAACCATTGCCTTGCAAAATCTGCGTGAATTTTCACTGATGTTCTGCGAATATTTATAACGCACCTTGATCAAACCACCATCATTTTCAGATTTTTCATTTGGCTTTGCAAATCTTTTGAATAGTTTGACCTGTGATAATTCTTCATCTGGCTTTGGATGATCGCTGATTACTTCTTCATCCACTAAAACATATTCATCCAAATCAATTTGCTCACCCTTTTCATACAAATATTCCAACCACGCATCTTCATCTGCAATGGTCATGTCTTTTTTTTTTTCAATTGCAGACAAAACAATTGATCGCAACACCTGTTCCTGTGGTATTGATCCGGGAACAATCGCACCAAATATGTTGTCAATCATTGTAGGTGTAAGCATTGGGAATCCTGCTGCAACAACTGCCTTTGCACTGCTGATTGGCAATGTTTGTGCTGCTGCCTGCATGATTATATTCACAAGGCTTTCAATCTGCGCACCATTCAATGCCTGTGATGCTACATTCTCAACAGGTGCTGCATCAGTTGTTGCTGCATCCTTTGTTGCCTGTGGTTCATCGCTTGTGAAATATTCGTTTTGTTCAATTTCAGGCTGAACCAATTGCAAAGTTTCCACGAATGAATCAATGATCTGCGTTTGCATTGGCTTGACCACGTTCATCATGAATAATCGATAGCCTTCTTTCTGTTCTTCTGCATTGGAACTGAAACCATCACCAGACAATTTGATACCAAACAACAATGGTGTTGTTACCAGATGTCCAGTCAAAATCTTTTGCGTTGCATTGCGATCAAGTTGATCGTATTGTTTATCTGCATCGCTCAGTGGGAACGTGGTAATTTGTGGTGATGGTTGATCTGCTTCACCAAAAGTAAAGAAGATTTGTCCTGCCCTACCTGCACCTGTTTCAGCATTAATGTCACGCTTCATTGCGGCCTTCACTTCTGGATCAGGTTGACCATTGGAAAAGTGCATGTGCAACTGAGGAAAAAATCCATTCAATAAATTGGATACGTGGTATTGACTGGCAGCGCGATCCACTTCAACATAATTGATGCAAGATTTATACGATGGTTCTGGATAGTATGTTGATGTGCATTCATCCAAGAATGAAATCTTCACATACCTTGCTGAATCTTCATATCCTTCAATCTGTTTATCGATCAATGGCACAAACTCTGGTTTGTTTATTTTCTTGCGTGTTTCTTGCCAATTGCGTGAATAAAATATTCCAGTGATTTCGCCTGTTTCATTGGCAGCCAATCGGCAATTTTCAAAAGGCAAATGATTCACTGCTGCAACACCTGTGCGATCAAGTGTTTTTATGTACTCAGTATAGAATCCACCATATAACACGATGTCATTTGCAATAGAAGGCACTAAACGATTCAAACGATATTTGTCAATGATTATATCATCACTTGCAATTGGTGACGTTAATCGCTTTCCTGCAACCATTTTAGCAATCCCTTTTACCAATGCGCCATGCACAGGTGATGTGCTTGCCAATGTTTTCAAATATTGCGGATAATTGTTTTCATCGCCATAGGTAATGTATCCACCACGATCAATGCGTTCACTTGCAGCAACAGGTTGATATTGCGTCAACTGAACGCGATCAAAATTTGGTTGTATTTTTTTTTCTTCCATTTTTATTTTACGGAATTATCACAATATCAATTTGATTTCCTGTTGGCGTGAAGTAATTTGTGTTGTCACCAATATTCACCAATCCTTGTTCAACCAATCCAACAACGGCAGCATTATTTTCATCCAAATTTACTGCTGAATTTTGGCCATAAACAAAATACCTGTAATAGCCTGCAACTTCTAATCCAATGGTGGTTAATGTAACCTCGGTTGATCTTGTATTCTCACTGATCACGTTCAAAACTTGTGCAAGCCTTTCACCTTGCATTCCAACAGATACGCCATCCTTGATCAGCACTAACAAATAATGCGTGAATGGCGTTGCATAGTACAACCGACCTTCATCTAATGTGAAATATCGCGTTTGGTTTGCAGTATTGAAATCGAGATATACCATTTTGTAAATTTATAAAAAAAAAGGTGGGCAATCTACCCACCCTTTCATAACCATTAACTCAAAATCCCTTAGTAAGCAGGTGATATTGTAGCGTTTGGAATGTTGTCAAATGGAACATCTGTGAATGGCTCAACGAAATTGGCTTGTTTACGGCATTCAGCAGTGAATGTCAACATCGTTCCACTGAAATCACCACGATTTGCACCATTGGCAAACGTGCCAGTAGTAACTTCTGCACCGGCATCCAAACCAACAGCAGCAATGTTGTCGTTATTATCACGAACAAAGATCACCAAACGTCTGTTGCGGATCAAATTGGCCATTTCTTTGCGATATGCTGCGGTCAAATTGTTCCATTGGATGACCAATGTCTGCGTAACGAAGACCGTCCCTGCATCACCATTGGCAGTGATTTCTTGGTTGAATGAATTTGAACCACCTTTCAATTCAAAGCGGTACAAAGTAGCTGCATCAAAGTCGGTGATTTGCTCATTAGCATCTAGTGTGATTGAACCATTCAATATGTTCCAATCAGCAAATAGAACTTCTTGAATCCCACCGATGTCTGTTTTACAATCTAGCAGTCTTCCTGCGGATAAATTACATGCCATTGTTTTGTGTGTTTTTTATTTTGAAAAAAGGCCACCATGTTTGATGATGGCCTTTGATCAGATTATTGTAAAGTCAGGTTAGACGGTGTACAATGTGATTTCATCACTGAAACCATACTGCAATCCTGCAAAGAATTTAGCACTGAAACGAACGTTCTCAGACAAATCTTTGTCAGCCATGTCAAGCAATGCAACTTGGTTCCAATCGTTCAACAAGTTTGTGCCAAACCAAAGATTTGATTTCTGTGCAAGCACCATTGTGTTAGCTGGCATACCGGGGCATACTGCAATAGCATACAATCCCATGAATGTTTGTGGAACTGCGCCACCTGCATAAGTGTACCATCCGTTACCTGCTGCTGCATTGGCAAAGATGAATTTTTCCCAAACGTCTTGACCCATGTAGATCAATGGTTTTTCAGTGGCACGCTTTACACGATCAGGTGCTTGGTCAACCAAGTCTTGCAACTTTGAAAACACGTTTGCAGTTGTGATTGCTGCTGCACCTGTTACATCAATTACACCTGCATCTGCAAGGAACAATGTGATGAATCCAGAATATTCACCAACGTTTGCGTTGACACCTGTCCAAATCAAACTTTCGTTTTTCTCTGCAATTTGACCAAGCATGTTGTCAATCATTGCTTGCGCAACTTCAGGTGCAAGGCGGCCATTCTGTGCATCGTTGGAAGTCCAATCGATCAAGAATTCTTGCTTACACAATTCGCGCTGAACTTGGAATTTTTCCAAAGTCAAAACACGCTCAGTAATTGCAACCGTTCCTGTTGGTGTGAAATCACATGTGCCAGCAGCAAATGATACATCGTCTACAAGTCGACGAACCACTTGTTTGTAATCAATGTTTTCACGCAATGTCAAATACTGCATTGACTCATTGGCCAAGAATGCAGGTTTGATTATTTCGCCAGCAACTTTACCAGCGTAAGTAGTAGTTAATGATGGATTAGGCATCTTTTATTTTGTTTTTTTTCTTTTGGTTTTTAATTAGCTTTTGCACGATAGTGTGCAATTCTTTCTTTGATTGTCATCATTGCAACAGGTTTTGTTTCTGTTTTTTCAGCAGACAATGCAACTTGTGTTGACTTATCTTTTACTGAAGAAGAAGCCTGTGACTTGGATAGTTTTTCAAATTTGCTTGTCATCTCTGCAAGTTTTGTTGCCAAAGTTTCCTTTTCTTTGGTTGCAACACTAAGTGCTTCAGCACTGGCAGCGTTCGCAGTTTCAAGTGCGTTCACACGCTCTGCAAGTTTGCTAACAATAGCAACAACGTCTGCGCTCATTTCTTCTTCTGATTCAGTGATGGCAGTAATGATACCACCTGCAACACTGATCACGCGTCCATCTTCCAATGTGTGATCGCCATCTGGTGCAATTGTTGGCTCACCTTCAATCACAACATAGACATCAACACCTTCTGCAAAATCGTCAGCAGATGTTCCAATTTCTGTTCCATCAGCAAGGCGCATCATTTTAGAAAGCACAACTTTTGCAGGTTCTTCAACACTCAAATTGAGATTGAAATTTTTTAGGACTTCGTTTATTTTATCTTTTAACATGGTCTAATGTTTAGCCATTAAACTGAACCGCATGCTATTGTTTCAACAGGTATATTTTTTTGTACATTTTTTAGGATAAATTTGTTGAATGTTCAATCCCACACTGAATGACAAGCAGGCCATCGCATTATCATTGTTGAATGGTGACAGCAAGGTTGAGCAAGTGTTATATGGTGGTGGTGTTTATGGTGGCAAAACATGGTTTGGATGTTGGTGGCAAATCAGCAGAAGAATAAAATATCCAAACACACGCGGATTGATTGGCCGTGCTGAATTGAAAAAGTTGCAGCTATCCACCATGCGTTCTTTTTGGACATTGGCAAATGAAATGGGATTGAAGTCTGGTGTGCATTACACATATAATGGGCAGTTGAATTACATCACCTTCATCAATGGCAGTGAAATATTATTGATGGACATGGCAGATTCACCAAGCGATCCTGACTTTCATCGTTTCGGATCATTGGAATTGACCGATTATTTTTTGGATGAAACTGCCGAAATTAGTGCAAAGGCAGTTGAGATTCTTGATACACGTGTGCGTTATAATCTTGTAAATAATCAACCAAAAGGATTGCTAACCTGTAACCCATCAAAAGGATGGTTGTACAATGATTTTTGGATTCCATTTAGAGATAACAAATTGCCAGAACATAGGGCATTTGTGCAGGCATTATTGAAGGATAACACCATAGTACCAAATGAAGCCTATCAAAGAAAAATGGAACGATTAAATGAACGTGATCGCAAACGTCTATTGGATGGCGATTGGGATTTTGATGATTCACCAGATATAATCTTTGAGCAAGATGCAATGCTGCAAATGTTCAATGATACAAAGCCAACAGGCAATGGATATATCACTTGTGATCCTGCTGCAATGGGTAATGATAGAACCATCATTTGCATTTGGCAAGGTTTGCACATTGTCAAGTTCCATGAATTTACACATAAATATCCGCATGAAGTTGCAAACACGATAAGGCAACTAGCAACTGATCATTCTATTGCAATGAATAACGTGATTGTAGATAGCGATGGCCTCGGTATTGGCATCAAAGGTATATTGCAGTGCCGGGAATTTTTGAATGGCAGCAGTGCCATCGATAAAGATCATTATCAAAATTTGAAATCAGAATGTTACTTCAAATTGGCAGCAATGATTGCACAAAACAAAGTCCACATCACTGATCACCGGCACAGGGATTCAGTTATGAAGGAATTGGATTTGGTGCGCGATGCTAGTAAAGAAGATAAGAAGAAGGCAGTAACGGCAAAAGATGAAATCAAATCAAGATTAGGGCGTTCACCAGATTATGCAGATGCAATAATGATGCGCATGTACTTTGAATTGCGGCCAAACTATGGCAAATATTCTTGGTAAAATCAAAAAACCGCTTATCGTTATAAGCGGCTTCCTGTCAAACGTACTTAAACTAAAACATAAACTGAATCAATTCGATGCAAATATACATCAAAATGAAATTACCATTCAATAAAGGAATGTGAAATTATACCTGTGCGAACGTCCATATAAATTTCATTGTCTGTTTTCTTGCCATCCAAAGGTTTGTATTCAATGCACATACCAATAGCAGCACGTTGACCATTTGCATCAAATGTCAATATCACTTCATCCTCGGTTTGTTGTATGCCAAATG